CCAACTGCAGAGCGCACCCAACGCGACCTTCGTCAGAAGGCACAAAGACGGGCGTTTGATGCGCATTGTGCTCACCAGCCACGGCGAGGATTTCGGGCGCCGCGGGCGCCACGGCAATCCGCAGAAGGACGTGTACAACGCAGAAAGCGATGATAACCCGCCGCATGTCTGGACGTTCAAACATGGGTGCGGGCGGGCGGGCGAACCCCAGTCATGACGATCGGAGACCTCAAAAAACTGCTCGCGCCGCTTGAGGACGCGCTACCCATCATCGTTGTGGGTCCGTGCCTCGACGAAGACGGCGACGAGGCCGAGGCGTGGTTTCAGCCGAGCAGCATCAACCTCAAGATGGATGCGGACACCGCAGAGGAGTATGCGCAATTTGCGTGCTCCAGGCTGGATGATTTCGAACTGCCATGACCGCGGCCAGCGCCGAAGCGGAACTGATCGAGTTTGTCGCGCAATTCCGGGATGACCCGTTTGCTTTTGTGATGGCCTGCTACCCGTGGGGAGAACCGCTGACCGCGCTTGAGTCCTACGCCGGCCCTGACGACTGGCAGGGCGAGCTGCTGCGCGAGATCGGCGCCGAGGTACGGCGCCGGGGCTTTAATGGGCTTGACGGCGTGATGCCGATCCGCCAGGCCATCTCGAGCGGCCACGGTATCGGCAAATCCACCACATCCGCCTGGCTCGCGAACTGGATCATGTCCACCCGGCCGAATTCGCAGGGCACGATCACCAGCAACACGTTCGCCCAGCTCTCCACCAAGACGTGGCCGGCGATCCTCAAGTGGACGCGCATGTGCATCACCAGCCACTGGTTCGTGCCCGGCCAGGAAAAAATCTTCGCCAAGGCGGCGCCGGAATCCTGGTTCGTTACGGCGCAAACCTGCCGGCGCGAAAACAGCGAGGCCTTCCACGGCCAGCACGCCGCGCGGTCCACGTCCTGGTATCTGTTCGACGAGGCCTCGGCGATCCCTGACGAGATCTGGAACGCGGCCGAGGGCGGCCTGACGGACGGCGAGCCCATGATCTTTGCCTGGGGCAACCCCACGCGCAACACCGGCAAGTTTCACCGCATCGTCTTCGGGAGCGAGCGGGACCGGTGGCGCCAGAAGATCATCGACAGCCGGACGGCGCGATTCACCAACAAGGCGCTGCTCGAGGAGTGGATCCGCGACTACGGGGAGGATTCCGACTTTGTACGGGTTCGCGTCCGCGGGATCGCTCCGCGGGCCGGCGAACTGCAATACATCGATCAGGAGCGGGTCTGGCAGGCGCAGCAGCGTGAGGCCGCGAGCTTCCCAGACGATCCTCTGATCGCTGGCTTCGACGTCGCCGGCCGGGGCGGGATGTTCTCTCTGCAGGGCGCCCGCAGTGACGGCGGCGACGGCGGCGCCGCCCGGCGGGACGCCGGCGGGTCCGGCGCCTGGAACGTGATCGCCTTCCGGCGGGGCATGGACGCGCGGACGATTCCGGCGATCCGGATTTCGGGTGAGGACACGCGCGATCGCAGCGTGATGCTGGCGAAGCTCACCGAGATCCTGAGCGACAAGCGGCCGAGCCACCGGGTCGCGATGCTGTTTGTCGATTCGGCATTCGGATCGCCGTATGTTGAGCGGCTGCGCGCGATGGGATACGACAACGTGATGGAAGTGAACTTTGGCGCGCCCAGCCACGACCGGCACCAGGCCAACATGCGGGCCTATATGTGGAGCCGCATGAAAGAGTGGCTGAACAAGGGCGCGATTCCCGCGGACAACATTCTGGAAACCGATCTGACCGGGCCGGGCTATCACCTGAATAAGAGCGAGCAGCTCGTGATCGAAAGCAAGCAGGACATGGTAAAGCGGGGGATCGCGTCTCCGGACTACGGCGATGCGCTCGCGCTTACGTTTGCGGCGTTTGTGCCGCCGCAGGCGCCGGCCGCGGACCAGGAGTTGGGGCGCGGCTTCGGGGGCGGCGGTTCCTGGATGGGGTAGGAGGTTGAAATCATGCCACGTCTGACGATGTTGATGGGCGCGCCAGGATCGGGCAAGTCCACCTATGCCAAAAGCACCGGGGCGCACGTCGTAACGACGGACGGCGCGCGCGAACGCGGCAAGTCGGCCGGCGACACGCTGCATAACGCCTACCGCGAGATCAATGCCGCGCTGGCCGCCGGCAAGAACGTCGTCTTCGACACGACGGGCGCGAATCCGGCCGTGCGTAAGGCGGCCGCCACAATCGCGCAGAAACACGGCGCCCAGCTTGCCGCGCGCGTGATCGACACCCCGGTGAGCAAGTGCCTGGAGGCGCAACAGGGCCGGGCGCACCCGGTCGCGGCCGCGGACGTCCGGCGGATCCACGATGAGGTGCAGCGCCAGGCGGCGGGCCTGAAGGGCAAGGGATTCAGGGACGTGGGCTTTGTGCGGAGGGGGTAATCAGCGATGTTCCCGCATCATGGTTTCACGCAAAATCGCGTTGATCCGGGTCAGATGTCCATCGCCTTCCGACTTCAGCCACTCAAGCACGTCATTGTCGAGACGCAAAGAGATCAGCGTCTTCATCGGTCGGTAATACTTGCCGATGGTGCCCTTGGCCCAAACTTCAGGCGGCAATTGCGGGACCTCGGCGTTATCCAGGCTCTTGTCGCGGTTTTTCCAAGCGGTGCGGACCGCGTCGGTAATTTTAACCTTGCGCAATGTAGAGGACTTTTTCATAAGCAGTTGCCTTTCGTGCGGAGATTAAACGGATGAAGATCGTCTCGGGATCGCTACGATCAACGAAGATCAGAGCAGCAAGCGTCTCGTTTCCCAGCCGTCCAACCGCCATGTACCGTTGTTCGTCGTCAATGAAATCGTTTTCAACCACCACGTGGGACGGATCGGAAAAGACTTCCTGAGCGGTCTCGAATGAAATCCCATGCCGTCTCTTGTTGCGTTCGGCTTTCGCCGGGTCCCACGTGAATCGAATCTCCATCTGCTTCTATTGTATATACAAATATGTATCACGTCAAGGTGATTTTATGCCTTTAAAACCGGGCAAAACCAAAGCAGTCATCAGTTCCAATATCCGCAAGTTGAAAGCCGAGGGCCGCCCACAGGCACAAGCTGTAGCAATATCGCTACACTCTGCGGGCAAGCCGAAGCCCAAGCGCACGCTTCGCCAAATCATGAAAAACGGAGATGGCGAGTAAATCCGAGAAGGATTTCATTGCAACGGCACGCGAGCGCTACAAGCTCGCCGAAGAGGCCGAGCGCGAGATCCGCAAAGAGGCCAAGATCGATCTCGAGTTCGCCGCCGGCAAGCAGTGGGACACCGACGACATGAACCGGCGCAACGCCACGGGGCCGGGGAAGCGGCCCTGCCTGACGTTCAACAAACTCACCGGCCCGATCAACCAGGTCGCCAACCAGGCCCGCATGAACAAGCCGGACCTCGAGGCGCTGCCCGTCGATTCTAAGGGCGATCCGGCAACGGCCAAAGTGTACGAGGGCATGATCCGGCACATCCAGTACGCGAGCAAAGCCGATCAGGTCTACGAGACGTCGCTCGATCAATCGACCAAGGGCGGCTTCGGCTACTTCAAAGTCACGACCCGGTACTGCGGAAACAAGACCTTCGATCAGGAGATCCGCATCGAACGCATTCTGAACCCGTTCTCGGTGCTGATGGACCCGTATGCGAAAGAGGCCGACAAGTCCGACGCAAAGTGGGCTTTTGAATTGGAATGGTTCCCGCGCGACGAGTACAAATCCGAATTCGGTGACACCGAAGTCGCGAAGATGAATTTCTTCGACGGCGGCACCAACCCGGCGCCCGACTGGATCAACCGCGACGGCGTCCTGGTGGCGCGGTACTGGTATGTCGAAATCGAGACGAAAACGCTGGTAGCGGTGCAGTGGCCAGACGGCAAGGTCAGCAGCGAGTATCTCGAGGACATGCCGGGCGAGCTGCCGCCCGGACTCCAGTTCGCCACCGACGAGAACGGCGACCGCATCGAGCGAGAGGACGAAATCCGGCATGTGAAAATGTGCCGCCTGAACGGCGTGGAAGTCCTGGACGAGACGGACTGGAAAGGCCAGTGGATTCCGATCCTTGCCGTGCTCGGCGAAGAGATGTACATCGAGAACAAGCGCTACTTGTTCAGCCTGATTCGCTTTGCACGCGATCCCCAGAAACTGTACAACTTCTACCGCTCGAGCGAAGCGGAGACGGTGATGCTCGGGACCAAAGCTCCGTGGGTGGGCGTCAAAGGCGCGTTCAAGGATCCGCGTTGGGCCACGGCCAACACCGTGCCGTGGGCGTATCTCGAGTACGAGGCGCTCGATATCGCGGGCAACCCGGTGCCGATGCCGCAGCGCAATGTATTCGAACCGCCCATCCAGGCCTTGAGCGTAGGCGCCGCGCAGGCCTCTGACGACATTAAGGCGACCACGAACGTTTACGATGCCAGCCTCGGCAGCCAATCCAACGAGACGTCAGGCATCGCGCTACAGAGGCGCCAGGGGCAGATGGAGTTGTCCAACTTCCATTTTTTGGACAACTTGAACCGCGCCATCCTGCAGTGCGGAGTCATCCTCTGCGACCTGATCCCCAAGATCTACGACACCCCGCGCCAGGTGCGGATCCTCGGCGAGGATATGGCCGAGGAGATCGTCGCGGTGAACCAGCAGTTCCAGGACGATTACGGCGCAGTGAAGTGCTACGACCTCGCCAACGGCAAGTACGATGTACGCCTGAAGATCGGCCCGTCGTTCAAGACGCAGCAGCAGGAAACGGCCGCGCAGGTTACGGAACTCTCGCGCAATTTCCCGCAGTTAATGACGGTTGCCGGCGATATCGTCTTCGACAATTTGAACTTTGCAGGCGCCGAAAAGATCGCCGAGCGCCTGCGCAGGGCAATGCCGCCGAACCTGACCGAGGAAGCAGGCAAGAAACCGCAGGAACTGCTCGCGCAGCAGAACCAGCAGCAGGCGCAGCAAATCGAGCAGTTGACCGCGGCGCTCAACAAGTTGAGCGACGACGTGCGCGGAAAACGCATCGAGGCGGAAAGCAACGAACGGATCGAGATCATGAAGATCGAATCATCCGACCGCCAGGCCGCGCTCAAGGCGCAGGTTGACCTGGTCAAACTCGAAAGCTCCCTGACCTCTACCGAGAACATTACGCTCTTACGCCAGCAGGTAGTGCTGCTGCAGGCGCAGGTTGCGGCTATGGCGTCAGGCGCCGCGGCGGAGTCCGCGGAGCAGCCCGAGCCCGCCGCTTCGCCCGCCGGGCCGCAGTTGGGGATGTGAAAAGTGCTTCAGATCGGTCCATTCGCCATGCCCCAGACACCATAGCCTTTGATCTCAATGATGTACGTATCCCAACCGATACGGCTGTCAAAGCTGTATGGCTTCACGGTGATCTGGTCCGGCTTAACGATCCTGGCGAAGGGAGCGAGGCTCTCACGGATGACCGCAACCAGGTGCTCGCGGTCGCGAACCGGCTGCACGGTTTTCATGCTCTCGTCTAATCCGCCGCGATGTTCGCGGACCAGGCGCATCTCGGTCGCACGACCGGATTGATCCATATCGCAATTCTACTTTATGCCAGACGAAGTAACCCCGACCCTCGAGCAAGGGACGGAAAACGCCACGGTAAGCGAAGCCCCGACCGATTTTCGGGAGTTTGCAAAGTGGCGCGAAACCGGTGAATTGCCCGAGTCGAAGGGAGAACCATCATCCGCGGCCGCGGAAGACAAACCGCCGGCCAAAACTGAACCGGACTCGGAAACGGACGTTACTCAGGAAGCAGGGGAACAGGACGAACAGGACGACGCTGACGCCGCACCCGCCGGCAAAGGCAAAGGCGGATCGCGCCAGCGTCGTATCGACAGGCTGACACGCGAAAACGAGGAGTTGAGGCGGCTGATTGCCGGACAAACGGTGAAGCCGCAGGATAAGCCCTCGGAGCCCGCGGCGCGCGCCGCGACCGGTAAGCCAAAGCTCGAAGACTTTAAGACGCTTGAGGAATACCAGGAAGCTCTTACGGACTGGAAACTCGACGAACGGGAGCGCAGCCGCAAAGAAGCGGAAGCGCGAACCGCCGCCGAAGATGCCGTCCGCAAAGAGCAGGACGGGTGGACGAAGAAAGAAAAAGCCGCCCGGAAAGCGCACGACGACTACGACGACCTGATCGACACGGTACAGATCCCGGCGGGGCCGGGAGTCCTGGCCGCCCGGCAGGCCATACTCGAGGACGATAATGGCGCCGAACTCCTGTACTACCTGGCGAAGAATCCAAAAGAGCTGGAGCGTATCGCCGGCCTGCCGCCGGCGAGCGCCGTTCTTGCGATCGGAAAACTGTCTGCGAAGTTCGAAACCCCTGC